CCTTCTACTTTACAAGGAACACGTCCTTGTAATGCAACTGCACAGTTACCACCGTCTTTATTCATTAGATATGCTGGATTTGTTGAAACAACTCCTGCCATTTTTGGTGCGCCATATCCTTCTGCGGCTGTAACTTCTGCATCACCACCGAACATCATAACTGTTCCTGCCTCGTACTCTGCGTCTGCGGCATACATTTCAGCAAGGTCGGCATATAGAGCCGAAGAGGCTTGTCCTGCAAGTGTTCCTGCGTTAGTGATATTGTTTCCACCCATATTTAGGTCGCCTGACATTGTATCACCTGCTTTTGCAACTTTACCTGCTAGGTTAGTTGTCATTGTTCCGGCAAAGTTTGAGTCATCACCTAAAGCGGCCGCTAACTCGTTAAGAGTGTCTAGGGCACCTGGTGCTGAATCAATTATTGAATCAGTAACAGTTGTAATCATACCATTAATTGTACTTTGTGCTGATGCACCTAATGTTAAAGAACCGTTAATTTCTGTTGCACCGTCTAATTGTGCAGTACCATCAACTTCGATTGCACTGTGGAATTGTACTTTACCACGTAAGTGCTTACCGACAGCCGCGCCACCGTCACCATTATCTTGTGCCGCTAGAATAGAAACGTTTCTTTCTAGGTCAGCAATACGTCTTAGGTTTGATTTTGTACCAGTAAAGATAATATCTCCACTAGTCATATCTACTGTTCCTGTAATTTCAGCGATATTACCTGTAGTGTCAACTTTATAATGCTTTCCACGTTCAATCTTTGTATTCGTGGAACCGTTGTGTCTAAATTTTCTTCCCATTAGTGTCTCCTTAATTCGAAAGGTCTTTAGATGACCTCATAGTTCAAACTGAACTAGTAGGGGATTACTCCCCTACTTTTGTTAAGTTAAATTTTATTGTTCATCCATATAGATAACTTCAACTTCGTCATCTTCTGATAGTACATCAGCGGCGAATGTTAGACCAGTTGCAGTAATTTCTACTTCGTTTGGTCTTGCCATTATTCTGTTGATGTATACCACTGCGTATGGAGAGTCAGCGATTTCAGCCGCCATATCAACTGCACCTGAACCAAGATCCACTTTTTGTGCCATCATTTGTGCCCAAGTTCTTGAGTATGATGCACCAGAGTTTGTTGATTCGTCAGTTGAAGAAACTTCATATGCGTGAGAATGTTTCTTAGTTGTGTTACCTAATTGAGCATAACGACCGTCAAGTGAAACTGTTACGTCTGATTGTGTTCCAACAGATAGTGTTAGTGTACCACCTGAGAATGTTGCACCGTCTACGTAATCGTTTACTTCTGTTTGTGTGTTTGTTACTGTTAAAGTACCTGCCGCATCATCGTATGATACTGAGATACCAGTTCCACCACTAACATTTGCCATAACTGCATCTTGGGCTCTTTCGTTTGTGAAGAATAAGTTTGTTGAACCTTCAGTAATTTCGTCTGAGTTATCAACGCCTTGTACTGCACTTGTTACGAATGCCTCAGTTGCGTATGAGTTTGACGTTAAGTAAGAACCAACACGTGCATCTGTGTAGTAAAGATTTGTTGAACCTTCTGCTACTGCATCTGTGTCTGTTCCTGATAGAGCCGAAATTGCTCTTGCGTTTGTAAAGTATAAGTTTGTTGAACCTTCTGATAAGTCATCAGATGTAGCCGCCGCCATTTTTGTATCCCAACGTGCAGTTGTGTAATACAAGTTGTTAGCGCCTTCAGATAAATCATCAGTGTCAAAACCAGTTAAGCCGTTAATTGAAATAACACCTGTTGTGTTATTGTATAATATATCGCCTGCTCCTGAGATTGCCGCTCTTGCTCTCGCCGCCGTATGATAAAGGTTGCTTGAACCTTCTGACATTGAGTCTGTATCGTGATTTGAAATATCTGAAACAGTACCTGTTACGTTACCTGTTACGTTACCTGTTAAAGCACCAACAAATGCGCCTGATGTGTAGATATCTTCTGCACCTACTGACCATCTGTCATTTGTTTCGTCCCATAATAGTTGAACGTTTAGGTCATCACCACGTTCTACTTCGATACCAGCATTTGCACTTGCAGTACCTGTTGCATCTGAATTTAGAAGAAGAATGTTATCTGCTAAATTTATTTGTGAAGTATTAATTGTAGTTGTTGTACCAGTAACTGTTAAGTTACCACTGATATCTACGTCACTAGAGAATGAACCAGTTGTTGCAGATACTGGATTTGAACCTGAACCTAATCCGCCTGTAACTGCACTATCAACATACGCCTTGTTCGCCGCGTCTGTACCTGATACTGGAGTACCAACTTCTTTGATTAAGTTTGAGTTTAAATCTAAGTGGTCACCTACTTGTAAGTCACCTGATGAAGTTTTTAGTTCACCTGTAAACTGAATTCCATTTGCAGATTCGATTTGTAGAGTACCTGTACCCGTAGTCATCATCTTCAATGTTTCGTTTATATCTGTTTTGATTGTAATTGTTCCTGAATCATCTTCAACAATTTTCTTGTTGTTTACGTATAATGAGCCTGGACCTACGTACATATCACGCCAAGCCGCACTAGATGTACCTAAGTCGTAGGTGTTATCCGCACTTGGAATTATATGTCCTGTAGCAGTTAGGTCACCAGTTAGTGCTATACCACCTGATGCCGTCAATAAATTTGTTACTGAAAGAGTACCGCCTACAGACACGTTACTGGAAAAGTTACCAGTTGTCATTGACGCCGCCGCGCCTTCACGTGCTAATGGGTAGCCTCCAGTTGTTGAACCATCGTGAACGACAAGTGTTTTCTTGTCTGTATCAACTGTCACCTCGCCTACTAGACCAGTAAACGATGAGTGTTGTGTCGTTGTACCACGACGGAATTGGATTGCATATGCCGCCATATTATTTCTCCCGTCTATAAAAAATCGATTTATTATAGATTGTACCTCATATATCAGTACAGTCTAATGTTATTTATCGAATTTTACTATTTTTTATGTCTGATTATTAAAAATTATAGAATCACAACTTCAATGATTCTAGTAGTTTCTGTTAAGTCGTTAGTTAATGATTTTGCAAATACAGAATGTCCCATATCTACTCTGCCAATACTTTTTGCTACACCTGGAGTAGCGGATGTTACTAGCATATCGCCTTTTTTAACTGGTCCTTCTACTTTACAAGGAACACGACCTCTTAATGCTAGATAAGGATGTGTACTATCTTCGCCTGCATCTGAATTCATTTTTATTGCTGGATTTGATGAAATGACACCTGCTACTCTTGAATCTGCATCACATACATCTTTAGTTGTTATTTCTTTTTCACCACCAAATATAACTACTGTACCTGGTTCATATTCTGCATCTGCCTCATATCTCTCAGCCAAGTCAGCATATGTTGCCTCTACTTCGTGACCAAATATTTTTCTCCATTGATTTGTAGTAGAACCTAAATCATATGTATTATCTGTACTTGGTATTTGACTTCCTGATACTGTATTTGTTGCGTCTGTTACCATAAAATTAGTAGGTATTGCACTAGATGTTATAAATCCTGCATCATTTGGTAAATCACTAATTTGTGTAGGTATAGTTGGAGTATTTGTTAAATCTAAGTAACTACCAGTAGTTGCTACAGTTGACAAAGAAGATGTATCTGCTTTTGTACCAATTAATGTAGTTATGTTTGTATTATAATTTGCATCATTGTTTATTGCATTTGCTAATTTTTTTAATGTATCTAATTGCAATGGTGCAACATCAACAACTGCATCTACAAGTGCTTGAGCCGATGCTAAAGTAGTTGCGTGGTCTGTAGCACTTTGTGTTACTGTTTGAAAACCTGCATAAGATCCAGTAATATATCCTGCATCATTTGTGAAAGAACCAACGTTTGTTGGTAGACTTGATCCTGGTGAACCACCTGTTGAACCTGAAATAACATTTGAAGTTTCTGTAATTAAACCAAAATCTGTAGGTGCATCGTAACTAATAACACCTGTAGTATTATCGTAAGCAATTTCATTACCTTGCACAGAAATTGACAGCCTTGCATCTACATCATCATAGTAATCAGGTGTAAAAGTTATTACGCCTGTTGCAGAATCATAAGAAAGTTCAGTACCAGAAACACTAATTGATGCTCTTGCTCTTGCATCTGTATAATAAAGATTTGTTGTACCTTCATTTAAATCATCTGTAGTGTTAGTTGTTGTAGACCAAGCAAGTGTAGTAAAAGTACCTGCCTCTGGTGTTGTAGCACCTATTACAGTACCATCTATATTACCTGACTCAACATCTATTGAACCATCGCCTGTTACATCAATGATTGTTCCACCATTTTCTGCATCGATATTACCTGTAAGTGAACCTGAAACATCTACGTTTGATACAAATAATTTGTTTACGTTTATATCGTCACCAAATGTATCCCATCTTCCGTTAGTTTCGTCCCAACCAAATTTCTTATTGGCATCAGATCCTCTATTGATTTCTATTCCGACATCTTCTGATGCCGCACCTGTGTGGTCGCCATTTAATAACATAAATGGATCTGCAATACTTACTGTTTCTGAATTAACAGTAGTAGTTGTTCCGTCAACTGTTAAATTTCCTTTAATAACAAGGTTACCACTACGTGACTCAAGTACTGCGTCTGTATTTCCATTATCTAAAAATACTTTTTCGCCCCTTAAGAATAGTCTGTCACCAAATTTGATTTGTTCTGCCATATTATCTCTCTCAAAAGGTTTGTTTCTTAAATGTATTTATCAGTTTATTGGATTTACTGGCATAAAAAAAGCCGGGAATAAATCCCGGCTTTCTTCGTAATCTGTGTATAACGAATTATACGAAAGATAGATTTGAGACTGCGATTTTTGATACGTAGTCTGCCGCATTACCTAGAGATGATGCAGTGTTTGTTAATTCCACGTAACCGTAACGAGTCATAAATGATACAACTGGTTCGAATGTACCTGGATCAACCACAACGCCTGAAGACATTAGCGGAACGTACGGACAATAGAATGCCGCCGCATCGATTTCGCCTGAACCTTTGTAACCAAGTAGTACGTCATCGTTTGATGCATATGTGTTTACATATACTCTCATTGTACCGTTTAGAGTACCTACGAATTTCGTATTTGTTGGTGCTTCAAAAGTACCTTCAGTTGTTCTTGCGAATGCTGATGTTGTAGCAGATTGCAAGATTGTCAATGCTGATGGTGAAACAACTGCCCAGTTTGCCGCGCCTCTACGAGTACGTTGAGCAACTAGGTTTGCTTGTTGATTGATTAATGTCGCTAACACGGCGTGTCTATCACCGATGAATGTAGGTGTACCTGTGAAAGAACCTGACATATCGTATGTTGCGCCTGTTGTTGCTAAGTTAGATAGTGAACCTAAGATTTCTTGGTCGATTTCAGCAGTGATTTCCATTGCTAGAGCCGCCATAATCTCAGCCTCTACATCTAGACCGTGCATTGCGTTTGCGTCTTGAGCCGCTTCAAATGTCCAACGTGCAGATAGTTTACGAGTTTTCGCCTCTACTGTTTGTTTTAATACTTGAATTGACATTTTTGAACCTGCAACACCTTCTAGAGATGCAGTTGAAGCCGGAGCCCCTGCCGCATCACCTGAATATGCGTTTGCAATTTCAAATGGTGATAACGCTTCATCACCTGCAGATACGCCTGCTTTTGATTCAGCATATCTTACACGTAATGTGTGAATTTGACCTACTGGTCCAGTCATTGGTTGAACACCAATGATTTCGTTAGCGATAACTGTCGGCATAACACGACGGATAACTGGTAGTATCACCTTGTTAAGAGTTGCGATGTTACCAGCCTGTGTTGCACCAGCAGTTGCACTTTCGTTAAGTGCTACTTTAGTGTTTTCTAAAACCGTTTTCATTACGTCTGCTTTAGTGCCATCTAGGCCTTCCATTAAAGCATCACGTGTTTGATCCCAGTTTTTTCCTTCGAAAAGATTTTCCATCTTTTTATCTCCTGATAATTTATCCTGGTTAATTTAATCCAGCCAGTTTTTTCAACTGAATTATTTCGGCATCGCTTCCTGATGACGGTGATTCTTCCGTTGCTACCTCACGGTCACCAGTATGTTCAGTCACTTTGCCTTCTGTTAATGTTTTTGTTTCTTCTTTCGTTGAAACGTTCTTTTCATCTAATACTGCCGGTAGATATTTCTTGAAAGCAGTTTTTAGATTAGAAGTCTTTACTGACTCTAGTAATTCATTCATCACCTGACGCTTTTCTTTGCCTAACGGTGCTAGTAGATCCGACATAACCTCTTTACGGTTAATCTTATCTTCTAGGATACGTTGAGCCTTTTGAGCATCTTCAATGTTTGAATCTTTGTCAGCAATCACTTTTTCAAGTTCAGCAACTTTTGTTGCAGATTCTTCAAGTTTCTTGTTCACTTTAGCAACTTCTGTGCCTTCATTTAAATGTGAAGCCATAAATTCGCCTGAAAACGCCTCAAATACTTTACGACCAAATTCGTTTTCTTTAGCCGATTGTATATCTTCTTTGAGTGCTTTCATTTCTGAACGTAAAGAGTTCTTGATTGTATTTTCAACAAGTTCTGCGGATCTCTTAATAAAGTTCTCTTTAGTCTTGTTGAGAATGTTTTTACCTTCTGCAACTAAACGTACTTTAGTATCTACTAACTCACGTTTATCGTTGTGGAACTCAGCCAGTTCACGTGAAAGTTGTTTAACAACGAACTTCTTAGTTTTTTCAAGATTTTCGTTAACTTTTTCACGGTCTGCTCTAAGTTCTTTAACTTCGGTCGCCAAACGAGAAGTAATGAATTTTTCGAGGAGTTTTGCGTGTTCAGAAATTGCTTTCTTATACGCAACACGTTCTGCGATTAGAGACTCTCGGTCAGATTTAAACTCTTCCATTTCACTTTTAATAGCATTGTTGAGCATATTATCCATAGCATCAACGATAAGTGATTTGTCGTGTTCAAATTTCTGAGCGAACTCCTCACGCAACTCGGCCGTAATTTCCTCTCTTGCTTCTGCTAGTTTAGTATCTAGAGCCTCTTTAATTTGTGCGCCAGCCTCTTCGGATAGAACACCAGTCTCTAGAAGTTTAGCAAGGATTTCTGTTGCCATTGTTACTTCTCCTATTATAATTTAAGTTCACGAATGAACTTAACGATTTGTTCTGACAAGTACCTTTGGGCGACCTTGTCATTTTGTATATTCTGTGCCAGTTCCCAAGTTTGGTAACCGCCACGCATATTCATTAAACCTTCGTAAATTGCTTTTGGGTAGGCCTCAGGAGCACTTGGCTGTGCTACGATGTCTACCGTGACAATTTCAAAATTGCTTACATTTCCATCAGGTCCTACTTCTCCTGAACCACGAGATGAAACGCCTAAAGTTGCGCCTGACTCGATTAATGTTCTGATAATATTTCCCATTGGAGTTGGAACAATTTTGAGTTTACCATATCCATTCGGTCCATCCATCCACATATTTTCAATAATGTGTGATACACGGTCTACATTTACGGTTAGTTCTGGCGGATGGTCACATTCACCTAGTACAGGAAAACCTTGGTCGATTTTCTCTTGTACAGTTTCAACTGCTTTCGCAATCTCTTTGACCGGATAAACACGTTGGTTAGCATTTTTAACATTCCCTTGAACGAAAATGCCTTCCATAAACATATTTTTTTCGCCGTTTTCACCTTCTTGTATACGTGATTTCACACCTGCTTGTTTATGTGAAAGTCTTTCAATTAGAACGGTCATTGGTTATCTCCAAAGAATTAGGAACTAACTGATTTAGTGTTAGCGCCATCATCACCTTCAGAAGCCTTTTCAGCCTTCATTGCAGGTGCTTTACTGTTTCCAGAAACGTTTACATTTTTTGTAGACATTTCTTTTGCACTTGCTGATCCGCCTGATGTGTTACCATCTTTTTGACCAACTGGTGCCGCGTTTGAATCGTCGCCTGGACGTTTTGCGTTAGCATTAACTGGAGAAGCCGCGCCGTCGCCGTTGTCACCTTCTGATGCTTTGGCTGGTGTCGCATATTCTTCTAAGTTTTCTTCTTTGCTTTCGCTAGTTTCGTCTTCTTCTGACTCTTCTAAATCAAGTTCCAACTCATCATTTTCCTCAACTTTGTCTTCTGTTGATTCTTCTGATGCTTCTTCTACTTCTGATTTTTCTTCTATAGCAGGTTCTTCTGATTCCATTTCCATCTCGGCTTCATCGCCTTCGTCTTCCATATCATCTTTTTCACCTGACATAATTTTTTCGAATTCTGCCTCTAGATCCGCTAAGTTTGATTCTAAATCTTCTACACGGTCTTCGATGTCGCCTTCTTTTTCCTCGCCGTCGTTGTCGCCCATTTCTAGGTCGTCAACTGCTTCGTCTTCGGATTTTTCGTCTTCATCATAGAATTCTTCGTTTTCGATTTCTGCTTTGTCTGATTCAATTTCTTCTGAACCTTCTTCGGCTTCTTCGTTTGAACTTTCCTCAACAGGGTCGTTCTCTGTAGTCTCGTCAATATCCTCAAGGTCTTCTTCTACAACTTCGTCACTTTCGTTTAGAAGTTCTTCGTGGATTCTACGAGCCTCCGCAACTATAAAGTCGTGTAACTTTGATTCTGCGGCTTCACGTTCCTCATTGATAAGAAGTTCTAACACTTGTTCTAGTGTACTTCTAGTGTCTGACATAATATGTCTCCTTATCTAATTAGCCACAAAAGTAAGAACTGTGGCAAGGTTGTAGAAACACTTCTATTGTTTCAAGAGTATTTATAGAGGTTTTTGGGGTTTATTATGGAAATAGTGCAAAACGGCTAATTTTTAAGCCGTTTCTGTGCATAAGTTATTTAACTTTTACATCATACATATAAAATACGCATTTAACGATGTTTTTACACAATAATTTGACAGTAATTATAGTTCAGGTTGCTCTGCGGCTTTAGAAGAACCACCATATTGATGCTTAATCTTAGCAGATTCTTGAGAATTTTCATATTTTCTGTATTCTCTGATTTTTCTTAAGTCATTAAGATGCGTAAGAGTTAAACGTTTCTTTCTAGTATCGTCTAATTCAATACTATTGTGTTTATCTCTATCAGGAGAATAGTTTTCATTAATATCTGAATATCTCATTTAAAACTCCGATTACTGTAAAAGTATTTATCTTATTCGTCTTCGTCTGCTACTAAATCACCTTCAGCACCTGAGATTGGTGAATCTCCGCCTTCGGCTTCTGCATCAGTTTCATCGAATTCAGGTTCAGCGCCGCCTTCAAAATCACCACCCGGTATTGATGCGCCTACAGATTTGAGACCATCAGAATCTTGTGGATCAGCCTGACCTTTTTCTTCATTCCAGAGTTTTTCGTTTTCTTGAACTTCTTCATCTGTCAATCCTAAGAAACGTTTTAGAGCAAAACGTTTACTGATATATTCTGCACCTTCGATTGCAGTGAATACGTTCATCATAACTTGGTCAACTTCTGCTTGACGATACTTACCAAAGTTTTGTGGAGTATTGAATTTCAAATCAAATAAAGAACTTTCAATTACAACACCTCTGTGTTTCAAGAACATCTTAAATTCTCTATCTAAATCTTCACATACTAATGCTTGTAATCTTTCACAGAATTTAGTAAATCTAAACTCTTGAATAAATGCAGTTCCTACACGACCATCATTATAACCGTTACCATCACTATCTAAACTACCTAGATAACTTGGCGGTACTCTAAGACCACGCATTAACTTGTCATTGAAATATTTCAAGTCATCAATCTGACCTAAGTTTTCACCGCCTGGTAGTGTTTCAACTTTTGATCCTCTACCTTCAGCCGTTTGTGCAAAGAAGTAATCTTCCATAATTGATAATGGATTATATGCACTATCTGTGATGTTTTGTCCACCACCTGTTTTTGAAGGAATACGTCTTTGATGAATTTCGTTTTTGATACGTTCTAAGTGGGCACGTGCTTTGTGTGTTGGCATATTACCAACATCAATATAGAACACTCTACGTTCAGGTGCTCTTTGTACACGATAAATTAAGATTGCATCTTCAAGTAATTCTTTTTGTTTGTAAACTTTGAACACTGGTTCAAGAATTGAATTACCAAAAGGCCAAAAGCCATCGATGCCTTCACTTAATGAAATATGAACAACGTGGTCAGCATCTACTGGAGTTGATGTTTGGTCTGAAACGTATCTAGTTCCACCTGCACCACCACCTGTGTAACCTTGTGTAGTGTTGTTGTTAACATTTGGATTGTTAGGATAACCTGCTCCCGTATGCATTAATTTATTTGCATCGGCAGTAACGTTAAGGCTTTGTAGGTTAATATCTAAATCCTTGATGTAATAGGCTTCAATCTCTTTGCCTTTACCTTCGTTAACAATAACTTTTTCAATCTTTGATGGATCTACCCAAAACATTTTATATGTTTCTGGATCACGTACAAAAATTTGGTCACCGTATTTGATTGCGTTTCTGAAAATTCTAAACATACGTTTGTGTAAGTCATTCATTTTACACCACTGTCTTAGTGACCTTTGAATAACATCACTTTCTGTATCTGTAGGATCTTCATTAAACTCTACCTGTAATGGTAGTTGTGTGTATTGATTTTTTAGTGTAGAAAATTCTGCAATAGTATCTAATGCAGTATTCACTTCACTATCTAAATCCATTTGGTCATATTGACCATATCTTTGTACACGATTCGGTTGCCCTTGATATACCTCTGGTAACCAACTACTATATCTCTTTGTATCTGCATCTGATATAGTACTGCCAGTTGACGTAGGCATTCTTTCAGGCATTCCGTCGTATGTTTTAAAGTACTTTTTCCAACTCATTTTTTATTCCTTAACGTTAAATCTAACATATTTTTGTTCCATTGTCAATAGCCTTAATTGTTTTGTAGTTCATTAATTAGTGCATTGATTCTATTAACTAATATATTTTGGGCTTCTGCGTCCCTTTCTCTCATTGCATCTTCATCACGACCTGGTAAATTGTAATATTCAGGTAGTTTCTGATTTTGTGTTGCCTCTAGTATTTTCTGTAACATTTCTATTGTTCCGGCTGTATTTTCGCCTTGTGCAATATCCATATTTTTAATTTCATTCAAAGCCGCCGCAACATCAACGCCTAAGTTTGCCATATTCAAATCTTCATCAGATCCAAACATACTTGTTGTATCTATTCTACTAAGTAGTTGTTCTGCTACTTCTGATGCAGGAATTTGACCTTTTGATTCTAATGCAGTTTTGAGATCCTGAAAAAGGTTTCTTGAATTTGATTCAAAGATGAATCCAGTTGTATCTGATCCGCCTTGAACATTATCTAAAGCCTCTTCACCTTCTTTTTTAGTTTCTATTTTTGCTTCAGGATCTATACCTTCTACTGCCTCACCTGCATTTTTTACAGATACATTACCAACTATACCAGCCGCAAATTCTGATAATGGACCAACTACCTTATCAGTAATTAAGGTACCTGCCTCAGTAAGAAGTTCTCCACCTTTTCTAGCAAGAACGGCAACTTCTGTAGCGGCCTCTTGTGCTAATACACCAGTACTAGTTAATGATATTCCTAACTGTACTGAACTTTCTAATAAACTTTCGTTAGCAGTATTAAGTTGTGCTAAGTTATCACCAAATGCTGGCATCTGTTCGTTTAAGATTGTCTCCATTCCAACAACACCTCTACGAGTTATTTCTTGTCTACGAATTTGTTGTTGGTCTGAGTCTGCCATTTGAGTCATACCATCGTCTGCACTTTCAATCGTACCTGTTAGTCTTGAAAGGTCTGCTACCATTTTTGCAATAAATGGATCGTTTTGCATTTGTCTTCTTAGACCTTCATTTCCTGTAATGCCTTGTATTACTCCTGCAATTTCTGGACCCATATTTGCAACGGCTTCTTGAAATTGTTCAGGTCCTAATTCACCTGCTTGTGCAAGTTCAGCCTGACCTTGTGCTACAAGCCCTTCGACCATTGCAGATTCTTTTTGCAAAGCATCCTGCTTCATTAATTGGTTAATATTCTCTTGGATTGCCATTTGTCCAAAAGCTTGCTGATCTTTAATACCTTGTAGTCTAACGCCCTGCTGTTTCAAGGAAATCATCCCTTCAAACATGCTTTGATCTAAATTTGCTTTCGCGCCTT